GGTAATCTTTAGGTAAAACCCACGAGTAGCATCTGCCGTAGCATTAGGCATCGTGAAAGTTTCAACAGCATCCGCAGACATTTGTTTCGTGCCGTAACTAAAACCGTCCGTGATTAGCTCAAGGTTGGTGTTAGTACTGGTTCCCCAAGTACCGTCCTCATCACCTGTGGTGATTTCTTTAAGTCTTAAGTTATTTACATAAGTAGCCATTTGGTTTCTCCAGTACTTATACTAGTGTACTGCCGTCGGCAGCAGGGATGCTTGTCGCATAAATTGTTGTATTCTGTTGCACAGTTAGGGCTTCCCCGCAATCTGAACAAGTATCAGCGCTAAGCTCACTTTCGTCAAGATCGTAACCGCAGTGGCCGCACATAACTGCGGTGTCATACTTGGGATGCTCTACACCATTTACTGTTATAGATTCGTTAGTTTTTTTCATGCTGCTATTATCTCCGTCCATCTGGGGTTGCCGGTTGGTGTTATTTCACTCCAAACCCACGCAATCCCTAGCTCGCCTGTGGCCTGCACTCCAGTCACATTCACGATGACGCTTGCTATTTGAGTTACAGTTCCAAGGGCCGTAGTGCCTTGAACGCCCGTAACATTAACATTTTGCTGTAGGTCTACAACTACAGTACCTAAAGCTGATGTAGCTACTACTCCCGTTACAGAGGTACTTGCTTTGCCTGCTACCGTAACCGCGCCTAGAGCTGTGGTTCCTACAACGCCTGTTGGGTTAGCTCCTGTACCTTGTTGAACATTGGCATTGCCTAGGACAGTGGTTCCTACAACTCCTGTTACTGGGGCAGTTGCTCCTGCTTGTACTGTTACTGTACCTAAAGTGCCAGTGGCAGCGTTGCCCAGTACGCCGATATTACTAGCATCGCCAATTACAGCTACACTACCCAGTACTGCCGTTGCAGAGACACCACTTACGAAGCCGTTTGATTCAGCTATAATTGTTACTGAACCAACTTGACCTGTAGCTTCAAGACCTAGGGATTCCCCCCAGCCTCCTCTGCCCCACGCAGCACGCCCCCAACCACCCAACCGGACGGTTGTATCAACGCCTTCACCCCAAGAGCCTGAACTCCAAGTGTTACGACCCCAACCGCCAGCCACTTACTAGGCAATCCGAATGATCGCATTGCTCGAATCTGACGCAGGGAACACAATAGTGAAATCACCCGCAGTAGAGGTCTTATCCGAACCAAAGTCCAAAACAGCAATAGCGGGGTTACCACTACCCACTTTATACATCAAAGCGCCACGAGCCGTAATAGTAGACGTACTCCAAGTAGCATTGCCAAAGTCTAAAAACGCCGTAGTACCTGTAGATGTAGGTACTTGCGTTATCGATAACGCCTCGCCGCCCGCCGTGTAGTTTGTCCCTGTAACTTCATTAGACGTACTATACACAGTAGTGGTTGCCCCCAATGTAGCGGAGCTAGTGTACAAGGCAATTTTAAATGACTGCGAAGTACCTGAACTAAAATCAAAGTCCCCACCAAGGATTTCAACTTTGAATGATGTAGCCATAGCCTGTGAAATAGCCATTTGTGTTTCCTCTTTAAATTAACGCGGTTCTATTCTAAGTTGACCAGAGCGATACATATCTTCCCGCATCTTGCCATCGCCTAAGTTTTTCAATAACGACATAGCATCTATATACATCTGTTGGTATAACGCAACCATCTCAGCGTCGCCTTTCATAAAGCGTATTGCTTGAACCAGCGCACCGTTAAGTAGTGCCGTATCAAACTCAGTTCCAAGCCACGTAGTACCCGCAGTTACAATAGTCTCGGGGTAGTAACCGTAATGTAACTCTACTGCATACGCTGCGTCTGGCGTTGGGCCTATAATAAACGCGGTATCATCAAAGATTCCGTAGTGTACGGGGGTGCCTGTACTTGTTGGTCCGGGGTACGCTTCACGAATAAAGTTAACGTCTTTGTTAAGCAGATACGTGTAGTTACCCTGAGCATCAATAACCGCCAGAGAGAACGTGTATAGGAAGTCCGTAGGGTAAATTAAATACGGGTCGGCGTTCGTCAAGACCCCTGTCTGGTTTCTACGAAGGGCAGGTATCTGAACAGTGTTATAAATACCCTGCTCAGCCTGTTCAGTAAACATAGCAAGTTGCGCGTCCGTAAACGTCTGCTCACAGATGTCTTGAATATTTGCTTTAAGCTCGGTGTAGTTCACCAGCTAACCCTCTAAGCCATTGGTCCACGAGCAAGAAGCCCTTTAGTAGCAGCGCCTGTGCCGCGTACTTTAATACCGCTAGTCTTTAAGTTAGCCGGTGGCGCATCAAGACCGTTAAGATCAACTGTATACACCGTAGGCGTATCAGGAAAATCAATTATCTTAGGTGTCTTTACTTTTGATCTGGCTTTATTCTTCATTTCAGTCTCCTAGCTTGTAGTTACCGTAACTTGGCCTACTGCGCCTGTAGCTTGTAAATTGTCTGGTGTAAGCCCAAAGGGGTCGTCTAGCCCTACTGGGTTCCATCCCCACTGGATGTTAATACTACTAAAATCCCCTGCTGGTACTATACTCTGATCTGGTCGCGGGTTTCTTATAGCTTGCGGGTCGTCCACTGGGAACGTACCTAGCATGAGCTGTGGTTGAGACGGCCCCCAACACTCAGGACAAGCCTTTATCTGAGTCTCTGTATTCTTAACTACTAAATTCTTTAGTTGCTTTAGCCTGTACTCAAAGCCGCACACATCGCACATGGCGAGTGCTCTTTTATTTGAGGCGAACCTGTTGCTCATGGGTTAACCCTAGTAGTTGCTCAGTCTTGGTACAAGACGTATTGTCGCTTTCTCTCTGTCTTCACCTGCCGCTAGCTCAAATTGACGCTCGTACTCGGCCTGTAACATAGGAACTCTAGGCATAAGGTCAGGGTCTTTCGAAGCTATATAGTACGCCAGACCCGCAACTAAACACGGTAAGAAGCGAAAGCTAACGTCAGGGGTCTGTACGCCCGATCCTGCGTTTTCAATACGACGCATACGCCAGTACCTCAACACATAGAAAGGAGCTAAAGCGGTGCCCTGATCCGGCACAGGCCATATATTGACAACTGGAGCATCTCTTAAACGCTCTACGTTAATCTGTATAGGGCGGGCTTGAGTCAACTTATTCGGGATACTGGCATAAGTAGGCATACTAATACGCGAGATGGTTAAGTCTGCTTGTGTGCTAGCGTTGCCCTGATTAGTACGTATCACCTGCTCTAATAAGTCTATTGTATCGGCAGGGAGCGTATAGGCGGATTGGCCTTGGATGAGGTCAATAGACCCCTCCTCAATCGTCCACATGTTAATACCACGGTTCTGCCACTCAATAGTCAGCAGGTTCATGGAACGACGGGCAGTACGCAGATCGTAGCCGGAGCGCATTTCACGTCCAGCACGCTCCCAAGACTCCTCGGCAATTTCCGTGAAGTCCATGTTGAAATCTGAAACGCCCGTAGTCGCCATTACTTAAACAAACCTACCTTTAGTTCCACCTTGCGAACATATCCCATCACCTACGCTACCGCCCGCTTGATAGCTACCCATTTGGCGTTTTTCGTAATCTCGCTCTCCGTCTATACGACGACGTTCTGCGGCTGCATTGCCGCCCTTATTGTTCCTAATGCGATAAGACTCGTCATTCAGGTTACGTATTTCTTTCTTATCATGGGCCATAACTCCGCCCATGTTGTACTTCTTAACTTTTTTATCAGCCTTCATGTAGTCTGCTCCTACGTTTTGCGGGATACCCGCTTTCTTGGCGAACTTAGGGTTATTCGCTACTGCCGCCATTAACTTGTGTTGTGCTTTGCTTTTGCTCGGCATTACCACTTAACCTTATCAGCCCAGTAGGCTGCGCTCATTTTACCTTTAGCGATGTTCTTACCATGACGAGACTTAAACGACTTGCGTTTGGCCTTCATCTTGGCAGATTCACCCGCCTTGGGCTTACCCGCAGTGCTAGCACCTTGTTCACCAAAACGAATAATTTTCTCTTTACCACCCGCACACGCTTTAACTACGTGAGACTTCTTAGGGTGGCTAGAGGTTCGTTTCGGCTTATTACAAGCCATAGCCTTTTTGTTTAACTGCTTAGCCATAGGTTTTAGTGACCGTAAGGATAAACGTGTACGTGTCACCCGGCACTAAGGGGGTTGTCGCATTAGCCTGTGAAAGCGCCACGATGTCCCCGTTCTTACCAGCCCCAGCATTATTGGGTATACCAAAGTCAGAGAAGTCGTACTGCTCAGTCCAGTTCCTAGGGAAGTCAAAAATAAGCACGTTAGTAGTTGCATTCCACTGTAGTTCTACAGCAGCGCCTACACTGGCAAAAGTCACGTTTTGAAGAGTAACTTCTGTGCAAACTCGCTTAGTAATGGGGTCAACCGCTAATGCAGAAACGTCTACCAAGGTAACTTCCTGTGGCGGCGGAGGCGATCCGGCCCCAATAACCACAGTTGTCTTTATAATAGCCGTGCGACCACCATCTTGGATGGTCTGTGTTACCGCTGTATCAGCCATAAATTACTCCTATTTTAGAGGTTTATAACCTAGGCGAGATTATTGTTTTGTTGATACAGAACAGTGGCTCTAATTTCACCACCACTAGTGGCTCCGGTGGTAGTCCAAGTCAGTTTTTTATCCGCAGTTCCAGTGTCTGCCCAAGCAAGAGCACCGCCAGCTTCAGTGGTGGGGTACTTTCGACCTACGCCAGAGGCAACTGTAATAGAGAAGGTATTGAGAAATGTAGCATTACCGCCAACACTATCGCCAATACTCAGCACTGCTGTAGCACCCGCCATAGCTGAAGGACAGTCTAGTACGATGTCAATAATTTGAGAGTTGGCTGGAATAACTACAGTGGTAGCGTTTGCAGCAGAAGCTCCACCGGCAAGCGCGGTTCCAGTTGAGAACGTCTGAGCCATAGTTACTTGACCCGTGTTCTTTACGTCTGTACCGAGAGTTGTTCCAGTAGTATTAGAGATGGTGCCCGCTTTAATAGGGCCAGAGAATGAAGTTATAGCCATTTTGAATTCCTCACATGCGAGTGATGGGGTGCTCTGTCTGCATGTCGTCAGCCGGGACTGTCAGAAGCACCGGATGATTCCCGGTAAGTGCTCAGTATATACCACTTCTTTAGAAGCTGTACAAATAAAAAAAGCCCGTCGGTTAGGGCGGGCTAAGTCTCTAGGGGCAATACAACTCAATGTAGCACTAAATTTAAGACAAAAGAAAGGGGGCCGAAGCCCCCAGTCTAAATACCTTTTGCTTATTAAGCGCCGGGTGAGCCGAAAATGCCCAGTGGATCAGATACGCCGAAGCTGTATCTCTCACGAGCCTTATAGCGGCTGTTGCCTGTATCGAAGTCTGCGTCCATGCTAGTTTGCATAGGAGTACGAACAAAGTGCTTCAGGCCGTTAGGTACGTCAGTCATCAAGAACCACGCGTTAGTGTCAGTCAGGTAATGGTTAGTTGTATAACCGCCCGGGATGGCACTGTTGTTCTTGAGTGCATTGAGGTCGTTATCTGCTGTACCTACACGAAGGTTAGTTTCCAAGATGCGGGTAGCAACGAATTGCAGCGCAGGTGGGATAACTAGCTTAGTAGGCTGAGAAGCAATTAACAAACCACGCTCGTCAGTCCAACCGGCGATCTGAATACAAGCGGCTTCAAGTGAAGCCTCATTGAGGTCAGCGTTTACCGCAGGACGATTCGAGTTAGTGCCACCAGATACTAGTGGGTGAGCAGTTGAACAAAGAGTCTGCCCATCACCGTATGTAGTGCCCGCTGCGAAAGCGTTGTTTAAGATTGTGGCACCTTTAACTTGCTTAGTGTAAGCCATAGCGCGGGCAAGAGCCTTTGTATAGCGTGCAGAAAGTGAGCCGTAAAGGTTATCCTCAATAGCTTCCTCAGTAATAGAGAAACCCATTGCGATAGTCTCGTTTGTATAACGAGCCGTCCACGCTTCTTGTGCATTGTCATACTCGATAGCAGAACCCTCACCTTTAACAGGTGCGGCGCTAAAGCCTGACAACTTAACTTCTTCCTCGAACGAACGATCAGAAGACTCAGATTCGAAAATCTCAGCAGCTTCGTCACTATACTTCGCGTATTCGAGACCAAATAGGGCGTTTAGACCCGGTAATAGCTCCTTAAGGAGTTGCGCTCTTGAAATAGCCATTTGCTAGTCTCCTATACGCCGGTTGTGTTGTTGTACTGATGCAAATTGATCTTAACGATCAGCTCCACAAAAGTATCAGCAGCGGTTTTAGTTTGATCTACTGTAGCGATAACACGCACAACCAGACCTGCGGTAGTAGCTTCGGACCCTGCTAGTACTGACGCACCAGAGTTTCCTGTAGTAGCGTCGCCCGTGCCTGCCAAAACAGACATGTTAGAACCTACCGCAGCTTGAGCCGCAGAAGACATAACGCTACTCACATTAGTTACAGCAACTTTAAATGCTGCCATCGGATCATCAACTACGATAGCAAAAGCTTCTGTAACGCTAGTGCCGGGGTAGTACTGAGCCGGTGTGAACTGACTCAGTGAATTGACGTATTGAACGCCCATAAAGACACCGCTGGGCGAACCCGTAGTAGTGCCAGTAAACTTCTCGATTGTGCCTGCCGCTACGATTTTAACCAAATCACCGGCATAGATAGCTGTATTGTAAGTGCTCGCAATAGGAATAAGGCGAGTGGCACCTGCATAAGGCATACCATCTATACGGTTAATTGGCTCAAAGCCGTAGGGAGCGTTGACTGTTGGATAAGCCATTATATGTAACTCCTAATTTTTAAGTTAGCCTTTGCCGAAAGTAACCTTCGTTTTCCTATCGTTAAATAGGGGCATACGAGGGTCATTCTCACGCATAAGACTGTTATCAACAGATTGCATCTGCGTAGCTGCCTGATTGTTATAGTAGGCAGTTCGCTGCTCAATCATCTCGTTAGGAGCCTTGCATAGCATTAGACCACCCACAATAATATTGTCCTTAAACCGAGGGTCGTCCACGGCATCAGAGAATATCTCGGGGTGTACCGTTGCTGGTACAGGCTCCCATCCTTCACGCATTTTGGCGGAAACATTAGCCGCATCGGCTACACCCATCATAGACACTCGGACCCAACGATACTGGTAACCTTCTTCAGCAACGGGGTTTGGCAGTGTTTCAGGCCGTACCCATGCTGCTTTGCGCTCAGTTTTCGTGCGGGTTTCAGTTTCTCGATCTAGTCTGTTTGCAGCCATTATTGTTTCCTCATTAATTCAGCAGCCTGTTTGGCGTAGTCTTCCAGTGAAATACCAAGTCTTTTTGCAATAGCAACCTGTGATTGGTTAAGTGTCACCTTCTTCGGTGACGTGCTCCGCGTAGCGGGGGCAACCACGTTACTAGATTTATTCTTGGTACGTTCTGGTTGATCGTCTATCCCGTCGTCAAAGCGGTCGGGAAATACTTGTCGCATACGAGAGTTAATTTTCACGTAGTAAGTATCTGATGTAGGGTCAACCCCTTCTTTTGTAAACTTATGATGTAGCCCATAAGCTAAAGCTGTCATCTCATCGTCTTCACCGAACCAAGAAGAATTTTCATCTCTCCAGTTTTCGGCTTTCTCATCGCGCTGCACGTTCGCAGGGGGTGCCTCTACCTGCGGTTGTACAGGAATTTCTTGTGGTTGTATAGCCTCAACTTTCTTAGGCTTTAACCCGTTAACTTTGTCCATACGTATCTGGGCAATATTTAGTGCGGTTTGCGCCTCTAAGACTGCTTCCGCTTCGCCTGATTCGTAGGCTGTTCTATACCGGCCTTTAGCTATATCCATCTCGCCTTCTACCTGCTTTTTAGCAGATTGAATAAGCGTATTATGGTTAGTGTCTACCGTACCTTTGAGCTTGTTGTTCTCGGACATAAGGTTCCGAGCGTACTTCTCTAGCTCTACGCGCTCACGTAAAGCAGTTTCCTTAGCCCTACGCTCGTCGTGATAGCCCTTACTAAGGTGCTTAATCCGCCCCTTAACTTTGTCAGAATAGTTTTCCAACTCGTCATCGGTTACTTCTTCTGGAGGCTTAGAAGGCTTACGTCCTCGATCTGCTACAGGCGTATCGTCTTCTATCTCTATCTCTAGCTCTTCCGACTTGGGTTCCTTAGCTGGAACCTTCATATCTTCTCGGCCTACAGCACCTTCTACTTCAAGGCCGTTATCCTCTTTCTCCTCCAAGTTTACCTCTACTTCAGTAGTCTTGGAATCGGGGTCGGGGAACTCATACTCTACTTGTTGCATAGCCATACCTTACTCCTTAAGCACGCGTGACAACACGCGGATCAGCAACGACTGCTTCAATAGAGTCGTCGTTCATTAAACGATATTCTTGGCTTCCCACCTTAAAACGCGTACCAGTGTTAGCTCGGAACATCACGTAGTCACCCACTTCACACCACGGGCCATTAGGAAAACGCTCTTTGTCGGAATACGCTTGCTCCCCTAACTCAATAACTGCACCCACAGTAGATAGGATATACTCCTCCCGCCGCGTAGAGTCTGCCTTAAGAAGCCCGCTAGCCCCGTAAGTCTCATCTACATTAGGGAGTGCAATTAACACCCGATAGCCCACGGGCCTCGGAATCTGTGCCTCTAGCTCTTCCGCAGACGCTTCTTCTGCTTCTATATTACTTTGGCGCTTTATCTCTAAAGCGGTCATAGCTGTTTCAGCGGTTGCACCTACCCCATTAACCGTTATAACTTCATTCATCGTCATCTTCCATGTAGTTACGCGAAAGGTCGCCTACTTCTCTTAATGCAGCGTTTAGACCTCGAATCACACCGCACACCTCCTTATACTC